GCCAAGATTTAGCGTGTTTTTTAGCCACGAACGGATTCGGTGACTGAATGGCCGTCCGATCCGATCAGAAACGCCGCGCAGACGACGCCCAGGCGAAGCGGGACGCCGAGCGATACGACGACATCAAGTCCCGCACCGGCGAACGCTCTCGCCGAGTCTCAGCCGCCGGCCGAGACATCGGCCCGCCGCCGGCAGTCGTTGATCCGGCCCGCCGCGACTCCTGCCGGCTCGACTTCCGGCTGTTCTGCGAGACGTACGCCGCCGAGTCGTTCCCGCTGGCGTGGTCGCCCGACCATCTGACCGCGATCGCCAAGATCGAAGCGTCCGTGCTTCGCGGCGAGCTGTTCGCCTTCGCCATGCCGCGCGGCTCGGGCAAGACCACCCTCTGCGAGTGGGCATGCCTGTGGGCACTGCTGAACGGCCACCGGCAGTTCATCACGCTGATCGGCTCGGATCAGTCGATCGCCGAGCAGATGCTCGACAGCATCAAGAGCCACCTCGAGCAGAACGACCTCCTGGCGGCCGACTACCCGGAGGCGACCTATCCGATCCGGGCGCTCGAGGGGATCAACGCCCGTGCCCGCGGGCAGACGATCGAGGGCCGACCGACGAAGATCGAGTGGACCGCCGATCAGATCACGCTCGCCACCGTCCCCGGCGGGGCGTCCTCGGGTGCCGCTGTTCGCGTGGCCGGCATCACCGGCCGCATCCGCGGGCTCCGGCACACCCGCCCAGACGGGAAGACCATCCGGCCCGACCTCGTCTTGATCGACGATCCGCAGACCGACGAATCGGCCGCGAGCCCCTCGCAGTGTGCCACCCGCGAGCGGACGCTGTCCGGGGCGATCCTCGGCCTCGCCGGCCCCGGCAAGCGGATCGCCGGGCTCTGCACGGTCACGGTCATCCGCACCGACGACCTAGCCGACCGGCTCCTCGACCGCCAGAAGCACCCGTCGTGGCAAGGCGAACGCACGAAGTTGGTCTACGAATGGCCGGACGCCGAGGACGACTGGAGCCAGTACGCCGAGCTTCGGCGTGAAGGCCAGCGGGACGGCACCGGCACCGGCGCGGCCGACGACTTCTACCGCCAGCGGCAAGCGACGATGGACGCCGGCAGCCGGGTCGCGTGGCCGGAGCGGAAAGCCCCCGACGAACTGTCGGCGATCCAGCACGCCTGGAATCTCCGGATCGACCGCGGCGAGGCGGCGTTCAATGCCGAGTTCCAAAACTCGCCGCTGGCCGACGACATCACCACCGACAAGCTCGACAAGCGGCAACTCGTGCTCCGCGCGACGAACATCGCCCGCGGGATCGTGCCGGCCGGTCACACGAAGCTGACCGCGTTCGTGGACGTGCAGGACCGGCTTTTGTACTGGCTGGTGGCGTCGTGGTCGGAGTCGTTCGGCGGGCACGTCGTCGCCTACGGGGCACACCCCGATCAGGGCTCGTCGTTCTTCGAGGCCGGGTCGGCTCGGAAGACGTTGGCACTCGCATCGCCCGGGGCAGGCTTTGAGGCGGCGCTACGTGCCGGGCTCGACGAGACGGCGCGTCTGCTCCTCGCCCGCGACTGGCCGCGGGAAGACGGCGTCCCGATGCGAATCTCTCAGCTCATGGTGGACGCCAACTGGGGGCAATCGACGGCAGTCGTGAGGAACTTCGCCCGATCGTCACCTTTCGCGGCACAGATCCTGCCGAGCCGTGGCAAGGGTGTCGGGGCATCGGGGACGCCGATGGGGCCGCGGAAGAATCGCGGCGATCGGGCGGGGCTCAACTGGCTCGTCGGCAAGACTGCCGAGGGCACGCAGATCGAAGCCGCCTACGACACAAACTTCTGGAAGACGTTCGTATCTGGCCGCCTGCGGCTCGGTCTCGGCGATCCGGAAGCCATCATGCTGCACGCCGGCAATCACGAGATGCTGATCGAACACCTCGTCGCCGAGTTCCCGGTTCGCGTCGAGGCCCGCGGCCGGAGCGTGGACGAATGGAAGTCGGTCGCCCGCGAGAATCACTGGTGGGACTGCCTCGTCGGGTGCGCCGTCGCGGCGTCGATCACTGGCCTCGAGCCGGCCGCCAGCGAGGGCGGATTTCGGAAGCGGAAGAAGGTCAGCATCCCGACCGGCCCTGACGGTAAGCGGGTGATCGTCACGAAGCGGGCGAAGTAGTCGCCACACCCCCTCTCGATCCGTTGCCGTCTCCGCGACTGTGGAGGCATGAGCGACGAACTCGCAAGCAAGATCGACACGGTGGCGCAGGGGCCGGCGTCTGTCCGCACCGACGCGGGCGAGGTCACGGCGCAATCGATCCCCGACATGATCGAGGCGGACAAGTACCTCGCCGGTCGGAACGCCACGTCGGCCGGCAACGCTCACCGCGGGCTCCGCTTCAACAAGATCATTCCTCCGGGGACGACTTGAATGGGGCTTGCCAACCTCATCCGCACCGGCCGCTGGTCGCCTCCGAAGAAGGCGATCCAGGTCGTCCGTCCGCTCGCACGGGCGCGGTTCGACGCCGCCCAGACGAGCGACGATAGCCGGCATTGGGCGAACGCCGACGCGCTGTCGGCGAACGCCGCTCTCACGCCGGAAGTCCGGCGGATCATCCGCAATCGCGCCCGCTACGAGCGGGCGAATAACGCATACGTCCACGGCATCTGCGTCACGAAGAGTAACGACCTCATCGGCACCGGGCCGCGAATCCAACTCGACACCGGCAACGCCGATTCCGACCGGGCGATCGGCCGAGCGTTCTTCGATTGGTCGTGGTCCGTCCGCCTGGCCGACAAGCTCCGCACGTCCACCGAGGCCCGCGTTCTCGACGGCGAAGCGTTCGCGCTCTTCTTCACCAATCCCCGGCTCGACCCGCGCGGCGTGCAGCTCGACCTTCGGCTGATCGAGGCCGACCAAGTCGCCTCGCCGGCCTACGACTACCAGCAGACGATCTCGCCCGACGGCTCGCTTGTGGACGGCGTCGAACTGGACCGGCACGGCAACGTGATCGCGTACCACGTTCTCACGTCGCACCCCGGCTCCAACTTCCTCATCGGGATCAACGAGTACGACACGATCGTCGCCGAGAACATGCTGCACTGGTTCCGGCCGACCCGGCCGGGCCAGCACCGCGGGCTTTCGGAACTGACGCCGTGCCTGCGGCTGACGGCGAACATGCGGCGCTACACCGAGGCCGTGATCCGGGCCGCCGAGATCGCCGCCGACCTCGCCGCGTTCGTCCACAGCAACTCGCCCGCCGCCCAGGTGGACGAGGTGGACGCCTTCGCGGCGATCGAGATCGAGAAGGGCACGCTGACCACGCTGCCTGAGGGCTGGGATATCTCCCAGCTCAAGGCCGAGCAGCCCACCAACACGCACCAAGCATTCACGCGAACGATCCTCAGCGAGATCGCGCGGGGCGTGAATCTGCCGTACTACAAGGCCGCCTTCGACGCGAGTTCCTACAACTACTCGTCGGCCCGCCTGGACGGCCAGCTTCACGAGCAGAACGTCCGCGTCGAGCGTGACGAACTCGAGAGGGCGTGGCTCGACCGCATCTTCCGCGAGTGGCTCGACGAAGCCCTGCTCGTCCCCGGCATGATCCCGGCCGGCCTGCCGCCGGCCTCGGAATGGAATTGGGCTTGGGTATGGGACGGCCGCGAAGGCGTCGATCCCAACAAGGAAGCCAACGCCACCGAGACGAAGCTGGCAACGCTCACGACGAGCCTCGCCGCCGAGTACGCCCGGCAGGGGAAGCAATGGGATGTCGAACTCCGGCAGATCGCTGCCGAGCGGCAGCTCATGGCGGAATTGAATCTGTCGATCGGCAATCGGCCGTCGCAGGTCGTCGTGCCCCAGGCGGAAGCCGTGGCCGCCGCCGGCGAGCCGGGCGTGATCGCCGCCGAGTCGTACAAGCCGACCGCCGAGATGGCCGACGAGGCTGAACGTGGCCTCGCTTGGCGTCGTGAGTTCAACCGCGGCGGCACCGAGATCGGCGTGGCCCGTGCCCGCGACATCGCCAACGGCCGGCCGCTGTCTCTCGACACCGTCAAGCGGATGGCGAGTTATTTCGCCCGGCACGAGGTGGACAAGCAGGGCGAGGGCTGGAGCCCCGGCGAGGACGGCTACCCGTCCGCCGGCCGTATTGCCTGGGCGCTATGGGGCGGCGATCCCGGCCGCACGTTTGCCAATTCGATCACCGAGGAGGCCAACGCATGAGCGGACTAACGCTTCGTGCCGATGTGCGATTCGTGGCCGACGACGCCGGCGAAGGCGAAGGGCTGTCCACGCCACGGACGCCGCGCTTCTCGATGGTCGGCTACACGGGCGGCGTGATCCGCCAGTCGTGGAGCCGCGAGCCGGTCGTGATCGACCTCGCCGGCATGACCGTGCCGAGCGTCGTGCCGATCGTCTTCGGGCACGACTACTCGCTCGAGGCCGTCCTCGGGCAAGGGTCGGCGTCTGTCGGCTCGGAGCTGGTGATCGACGGCGCGATCCTCGCCAAGAGCGAAGCCGCCGGCCAGGTCGTGCAGCTCGGCGACGCCGGCTACCAGTGGCAAGCCTCGGTCGGCGCTGACGTGGACGAGCAGACGCTCGTCGGGTCTGGCGACACCGTCACCGTCAACGGCCGGACCTTCGAAGGTCCGGTGCGAATCGTCACGCGCTCCACGCTGCGGGAGTGCTCGTTTGTCACCTTGGGGGCCGACGCAGCGACGGCCGTAGTCATTACCGCCAGTTCGGCGGGGGAGTCTCCTATGAACGACGAGACGAAGGCCGCCGACGGGATGCCGACGGGGCCAGCGCAGAGCGAAGAGCACGGCGGCGCGATGCCGACCGGTCCCAGCGACGTGGCGAGTGCCGCTCCGAAGATCGACGTTCAGTCGATCCGCGAGCAGATCGTGGCCGAGGTGAAGGGTGAGCTGCTCCAGTCGCTTCGCGACGGGCGCGGCCCGGCAATTCACGCCACGAAGCCGCAGCTCGACGACGATCAGGTCACGATCGCCGCCATGCAGATGGTCGGCGGGCTCGGCGACAAGGTCGAGGCGAAGTTCGGTGATTCGCCGATGATCGAAGCGGCTGCCAAGCGGAGTCGGACGATCGGTCTTCAGGACGTGCTCGTCACTGCCGCTCGGAAGGGTGGATACGACGGTCCCCACAAGATCAATGCGTCGAACATCGGCGTGGTGCTGCGGGCGGCTTTCGCTACCCACAACATCAGCAACATCCTTGCCGCGACTTACGGCAAGTATCTGCTCTCGGGCTTCGAGGCTGTCGAGTCGGTGTGGGAGCAGATTTCGCTCGTGCGTCCGCTGAACGACCTGAAGGCCGCCACCGGCGTCAGGCTGGACGGCGGGTTCGTGTTCGATGAAGTCGGCAACGACGGGAAGATCAAGAGCGCTGATGCTGGCGATGCGGCCCGCACGCTCCAGGCAAAGACGTACGCCCGCATGTCGTCTATCACAAGAGCTGATGTCATCAACGACGACCTCGGGGCTCTGACGGCGGTTCCCCGCCGGCTCGGTCGCGGTGCCGCGCTGAAGTTCAACCAGGTGTTCTGGGCGGCGTTCGAGGCTTCCAACTCGACCTACTTCCAGGGTGCGACGGCCGGTGCCGGCAACGCCCTG